CATCCAAACGACCATCGAGAGCGTCGTCGGCTGATTCGCGGGCTTGAGTCTCAACCAAGATAGCTGCGTCTCGGGCAAGAACCTCGGCTGCGATCTCAGCATCAACGTAATCGAAGGATTCCTTTTTGGCCCAAAGAACGCTACCGACGACGCTATCTGCGCCCTCGATTACGTCCAGGCGACCATCAAGAAGATCATCAGCGGCAACTCGTGCGGTTTCCTCGTCATCGACGAGACCTTGCGCGAAATCCTTCGCATCCTTCTCAGCTTTAGCAACGGAACCCTCAACAGAATCCGCGCCCTCAAGTACGTCCAATCTTCCGTCAAGAAGATCGTCGGCTGCCACTCGTGCATCGGCTTCATTCTCAACCGCAGCTTCACGATCGGCAATCTCTTGATCGATTTGGCCTTGGAGATTTGTTTCAAGGACGCCGATGGCTGCGTTACGGTCGATGACTTCTTGAGCGACTGCCGAATCGGTGTAGCTTTCCGATTGCGCCTTGGCCCAAAGGACGGAGCCCTCGGTTACAGAGCTTCCCTCAATGACATCGAGACGGCTATCAAGACCGCTGATCTGATTTCCGATTGTAACGGCAAAGTTCTCGTCAGAGCCGAGAGCGTCAGCCAGTTCCTTCAAGGTGTCCAAAAGAGCTGGAGCACCATTGACTAAACCAGAAATTGCTGAGTCTGTGTAGCTGTTAGCGGAGGAAAGAGCGTTAGCGGCCTCAGTTTCGGCTTTGGTATCGACGTAACCTTTACGAGCGCCTTGGTTGCTGCTGGATGGATCAGAACCCAAGACCGGGAGGATCAAGAATTCGGGAACGTCCGAGGCATTGACCTTCAGAAACGAAATAGAGCCATTACCGGCTGCGTTGGATGCTCTCAGCGATTCGTCGTTCGATAGCTTGATCTTTGTGCCATCGACGGAATCTGGACGTAAAAACTTCTTTGCTAAACGACTCATAAAGCAAAATCCCCCAATACTGTTTTACGGAAAACAGAGGTGATGGTTTCGATGGATTATCCGAGGAATGAGACCCTTATATAATCGCCGATCTCAAGCAGCTCTTCAAGTTCCGTACCCGTCCAATCGATAATGTTTCCATCGCAGGTGAAATCAATGCCGTTGATTTGGTAAACACCGCCGATCACATCGAGGGTTACTTGATTTGGGTAAAATGCTCTCGTAGGGAGGGTTATGCCCCTATTGTCGATGATCTCTTGTGTGATTTCGTAATGCAGGACTTTGAATTCTGGGATCGTGGAATAGATAATCCTAAGGACTTCTCCCACTTCAAGGAGATCTTTAAGATCGCCCATGCCCCAATTGAGGATGTTATCTGTAACAGTAAAATCGCTCCCAATTCTCTGGGGCACACCGTCCAGAACATCGAGACCCACTTGATCTGTGTTGCTTGGTGCGGTTTGGAGAAAGAGGCGGTTTTCCGAGGCTTCTTGCGCGGTTAATTCCCGGTATTCCACGCGAACCGGGCCTGCGTTACTTTGTGCGAGGAGCTCAATGATCGCTTCATAAATATTCGTCGCGCTAGAGCCATACGTCTCACCATTGATGGGGATCGTCTCGGCTGTTTGCGTTCGTGAATAGAAGATATCCAAGCTACTACTCGCCCATCAGAAGAATCAGCTCATACAAAGTATCGTGATCACTATCAAGGAATACTTGCTGAATGTTGCCTCTTGGCACTATGCCAAATATTTCGCCTGGACTCAAAGTTAACCAATTGGCTTGATTGTCTATTGAAACGAAAAGCCTGTGACTACTTGATTGATCCGTGGTGCATCTTGCTGTGAGTTGTTGAATGGGTTTATCGGCTATAGGGGGAAAGGCTTGAATGACACCCGTGGCAAGCGTGCCGGTATAGACAAGTGTCCGTCCGGCATTAATAGAGGCGTCATTAACATGCTCATTCTTGAGCGTCAGCCATAGCCCAAATTTGACTGTTCCGTTGAATACCGTGACTTTCGCCCTCGGCTTAGAATGAAATCGGGTGAGAGTTGTCTTATCAGCAATCCCAGGCTCATCAATCAACCTATGCGATCCAAGAGGGATGATATCAGTCTCATAATCGGTAAGACCCAAATCTTGGAATTCAACCAAGATTGATGCCCCAACGTCCATGGTCTCCACAAAGAGCGTTGAAAGGATGGACGATCCAGGCGCCCACAATGGAGCGTAATACGTCCCTGCGGCCCGGTTTTCTAATTGAAAGGCTGGTACGGTTTCATTAACCCTTAATTGGATCAAACTCATGTTGAGCCTTTTACGATAAAAGGGAGGCGAGAAAACCCGCCCCCCCTTCGGCTTTTACGAAAACGTTAGAGCGTAACGTTGTAACCGTAGCATACCGAGGCTTCGCTGGCACTCTGCGTATGACCTTGGAAGTCAATGCGCTGATATGCAGCCAACATATAACGATCGTAGTTTGGCGAATCTTGGACGAGGCGCACTTGAGGAGCACGACGCATACCAAGATAGAAACGGCTGGTATTGACCAAAAGAATACCGGCTTTTGTTGAAGTCACGCCGTCATACACGCCAGAAGCGTTGAGATCTTCGCGCATATGCTGGCTAACACAGATGGGCACGCCTTGATAAGCGGCCAGGGCACCGCGAAGGATCGCAGCGTTGGGGCCAAACTTATCAACAGTAGCGACGTTAGGAAGGCTCATGATTTGTTGATAGAGCTTAGGACCGACAACCCAGAGAAGGCTCTCAGGGGAGACGCCATGCTTGCCCATCAGAGCGCGGAGACTGGACATACCGGCGTCGGAAAGAGCGGCACCTAGCGACTTGGAACCATTGGCCCCGTTTGCAAGAGCTCTTTTACGGAGACCGTCCCAGATCTTCTCAGCTAGGAGAGCGGAACCAGCTTGAGTGTCGCTGTCCAGGTGAGTTCCATCAGAATCACCGTTGATGATGGCGGATTCTACGGCGCGGCTGTGTGCCAAAACGACTTCCTGACGAGCAACGGCCAAGAAATCAGGCGCGGAGTCTTCGTTCAATTCTTCAGGAATTTCGTTGTAACACTCTAATTTTGTTGCGGAAAATCTGATTTTATCCGTTCCAAAGTTACGCGCTACGGCTGCGGCGCCTTCGGCCACTTTCTGGGCTTTCAGAACATCCTTCAAGACCGGGAGGTCATAAGGATTAGAAGGCATGGCGACTTCGCGGAATTTTCCTGCGAGAGCAAAGTCCAGCTCGAATTCTTCAACGTACTGGCTTGCCACTAAGGTGGGCACCCATTCATCGCCTTGTCCTACGACTGTGGAGCCGAAAGCCTTAAGGCGAGGGAGGAGCTCATTGCGACCGTAGTAGGTCTCGCAGATATTCTTGACGGAAGCGACTCGATCTTCGTTCGCCTTGCCGCCGACATGATCCCGAGGGGCACCGTGGTACATTTGAGCCACGAAACGGCTGATATCGACCGTTTGCTTAAGGTCTCGCACGATATGCTTTAGGAAGGGATCAACCTTAGCAAACCGTGGAGCGGCAGTGTTGACGCTAAGAAGTTGCTTCGGATGGGCACATCCAAAAGCTTTCATGGCCCGCATTTCGTCCGAGGTAGAGCTGGAGCCGTAAACGGTATTCAAGGCTTTTGCTTTCTCGACTTCAAGATCCTTTAGTCTTGCTTCCACTGCATCGGCTAGTGCCGCTACTCGTTTGGTGGAAGCTTCCAGCTCTTCTGCGCCTTTCAGCAAGGACGCCACATCCTCTTTCGTCTTCATACTCTTCTCCAAAGAAAGTTAATTAGAGAGCGTCCCTACGCTCTAGAAGCTCAATTTTGTTACGAGTGATCTCAAGCGATTGTCTAACAACATCCAAATATTTTGCAACATCGGCCTTTGGTGCGCCTTGATCCGCAGGGATCGTTTGGGCCGGTGGAGGTGGTGGCATTTCAACCGGAGCTTGCTTAGGGATCATCGCAAGTTCCTGCTGAAGATTACCGATTGCCTCTCTCACTCCCTGTGTTTCTGCGACGAGCTGTCCAAGGAGGACGTTGGTTTGCTGCGCGGTTTGAATCAGGACGTTATCAGATCCGACCACAGGAGCATCTGGCAAAGGCTGTGTCGGGATTTCTTTGGTTTCGTAATCTTCTGCCACTTTCTGCCCACCATGGCGAAGATACCACCAAAGGACGAAAGCCATATCGACTCTACCAAGAGCCATCTTTGAGGCTCTTTTAGCCTTTGCCCATAGCTGCTCATTATCGACGCGATTGGCTGGACCACCGGCGTTCTCGACGAGCTCCTTCTCAGACTCAAAATCTGCAACGAGAGCCTTGGCCGCTTCCACTTCGTCTGGCGTTGGTTCTTCCTCAGATTCCTCATCGACCATTGCCCGAAGAGCGCCGACTACTGCGAGGATCTTCTTTTCCTCGTCGATCACAATCTCGCTGGTACTCTGGAAAGCATCCGCCCCCATTTGCGGAAATACGAAATAGCCTTCCTCTTCAGTTGGCCCTTCTGTCTTATATCCGGCCTCGGCTAGAAATGCAGAGGCTTCTTCAAGGGAGGCAAAAGCATCCTTCGGGACTTTGATAGACGAGATCTCAATCTCTACTTCTTTGGTTTCGGTGCTAGGCTTTCGATCGTCTTCTGAGTCAGTATCAGGAGCTTTTGATTCATCCTCATCGGACGACTGGCTCTCTTCAGCTTTATCTCCACTCTCACTAGGCTTGCCATCGTCCTCACCTTGAGCCTTTGCCGCAGTGCTAGGCGATGAAGCTTCATTCTTGTCAGGAGCTGGAGAAGAAGATCCATATTCTCCCTCGAAGATTTCGATCGCCTTTGTTTTGACGTTCTCGATATCGTAAAACTTGGTAGTCGAGAATAAGGAGTCTTGATTCATCGGGATAGACACCACGCTGATTTCAAAAAGCTCGGCTGCTTTGATCTCGTTATACCCATCGGCGGATTTCACCTCGTCGCTACTGTCAAAGCCGACAGAGAAGGCATTGAGGACGCCCTCTTTGATCAGATCGCGAATCCTCGAGATTCCGGGATCGGCTGACCCTGAGATCTTCGCCTTAACGTATAAACCCTCGTCTCTCGCTTCGATGGTCACGGCTTTACCGATGGGAAAATTCTTATCGTGATTAAAGAGGATGATGGAGTTCTTTTTAAAGTTCTCCACATTCCAAGCGGATTTCGGGATGATATCTCCCCCACGATCAATCACCGCTTTATTCGCCCATCCTTCGATGACGACTCCCTTACCGGAGTCTTGAGCTTTGAAGAGCCCAATGATCGCTTTATTGTCCACGCTATGCTCCTGTATTTTCCTGATCGAGATTACCGAATCCTATCGCTTCGGCATCCTCTGCCGCAACGGCGACCACTCGGCACCTGCAATTAATAACGTCATGGGCTTTGCCCCTCAGGTCTCTCGGAAGCATGAGTCCGTTGGAGAAGGGCTCATTTGATTTGACCACTTCCCCCTGAAGCACCCAGTGATCGGCTTTTGACTTGGCATACTTTCCACTGGGATTGCCCCTGACTCTCTCGTCGCCAGCGTTGACCCACATCTTGAGCATGGGGCCGAGTACCTTCTCAGCATCCTTAATCGCTGCGAGTTGGCCCACGGAGATCGCTGTGAGTGTTTCGGTGCGAGCGATGGTATTCGCCCTGGAGAGGGTGAGATCTTCATCTGTGAATCTCTCGTTAATGTCCCTCGTGATCTGTCTGATAGACCGATTCTCCTGGAGACCTGCCTCTATAATAGACATGATCTCTTCCGTCCTTGAGTCGGTCATGTGAGCGAAGGTCTCAAGACCCCTTTCTTCCAGGGTAGCCCTTCTTCCAGACTTTCCTCTTTCCCGAATGACCTCAAGTCTCTCTCTATCGTCCTGCCCGAAGCTAAGGGCCAGGGCCGTATCGTATCCAGTCTCGACGACGCTTTCGAGATCATCGGTGAGACCCTCTAGGTATTGATCCTGAAGATCCATAAGAGACCGTCGAATGCGTTTCTTGAGCTCTCGCTTGCCTGGGAGTTCCTTGGTTTCGTAATCAGCAACACTCTTTTCGTAATCGAGTAACACTTCTGCTGCGGCCACGGCCATGGCGCCCATAAGCTCCACAGACCTCTCCATCATAAGAGGTTCAGCCTTGTCCGATGCTTTTGCGATTTTATCATCACTCTCCTCGAACCAAGTCCCAACACTTTTACGGAAAAGCGTAAAGTTTTTAGACTTTGTTTCGAGCGTATCCAAATTATCTTGAATTTTCGGTAAAATGCGTTCGACGGATTCGATGGGGATTCCATGTATCGTGTGCAGGATCTCCATCGCAGCTTCCCGCGATACAAGTCCCTTCTCTACGTCATGTATGATTCCCATCGTTTGATCAGTTGTCAGTGCTGGCCTTGGCTCTTGTTGAAGTTGCCCGAAACCTGTCGGCGCATTGCCTCGGACGGTATCGCCATTCGGGACCGGATCCAGGTTATAGACCGTTCCTCTGACTTCATTGAGCGTATGAGTCGCGAGAAGTCTCTCGGCGAGTTCGGCTTTCTGGTTCGCGTCTTCTTGGAGAACATCAACATCCGAGATATCAAATTCAAGATAGGCATTTTCACCTAGCTCTGCCGCAAAGAATCTCGTGAGGCTTCCCGCGATGCGCCGCATGATACTGCGTAAGGGGCCGTTCCAGAAATTCTTAAGAGCCATCTTATATTCTTCGCTTCCGAGGCTTCCGGTTTCTGCGATAGAAAGCTCGTGCTTCGGTACTTGCAGAAGATTTATGATGGTCTCGCGATTATTTCGCACGTATTCGATGAGCTGCTGATCTGCCAAGCTATGGGTGATCGGTTGAGCGGTCACGCCCCTTGGGAGAATCATCGGCTTTCTCTGATTCATCCGGCCACGATGAGAGTTTTCGAGGGTTTCGAGGAACCGCTTGGCTCTTTCCTCATTGACTCCATCGGTCATCTCAAGAACAAGTCCAGGCTGCGCTCCCCTGATATAAAAGTTATTCAGGTATTCGCTAGTGAATCTCTGGAACATGAGCGACTTGAGACCCGGTATAAACGGCGAAAGGCCCCAGATCCTTGATGATGGATTGGGCCTCTTAATGTGGCATATTTCATCTGGAGAGAACCGGATTGCTTTGATCCCGATCTCATCGCTTGGGATCACCATGTAGGATTTGATGACGCCATCTTGCTGGAGTTCTGGCGTTGTCAGATCAAATGGTAGCTGGATAAGTTGATTGCTTCTCCTTGCTCTCCAGATCAAAGCATTCCCGCCAAGGCATTCGTCAGAAACCACGTTATACATGAACGTATGGTAATCCTGATCATCGTTCGGATTCTCAAGCATTGCTTGAACCGGATGGGATTCATCAGGATTTGCGACCTTCTTACCCTCGATGACTTCTTCTCGCATGACTCTTAGCCACTGCGAAGCGATCTTAGAGGCTATTCTATCGACGAGGATATAGACCCATTCCTCAGATTGATAGATCGTCTTGAGGGCCGATGGCGAGAGGACATTCCGCGAATTCTTCGGAGAATACGCAAAACTATCGTTGAGAATCTGATCAGCGAGATTCACGCTTTTTTCTTCGTAGAAATCTAAGAGCAAATTCTCGTAATCAGTCATCTGCAAGCTCGCTATAGTATCGCTCTAGCGGGGATAAGGACCGAGGCTTCAAATCGTCTAAAAATTCAATGTCATCTTGTCTGTCAGAGTAGTCGATCATTGCGGCATGGGCAAGAAGGAGAGAGCATACGGTGTCATCGTGACCTTCCCCGGCTGCGGCATACCTTAGGTTTCCTGACATGGTTTGCTGGACTTCAAAGGCTTCTAGTTCGCCTATTAGTGTCGGCCAAGTTGGGATGAGAAGATACCTTTGCTCGAAGCTTGTGATAAGCCTATTGACCATCTCGGCTTTCGATGTATTCGTAAAGTTGATACCACGATAATTGAGATCGGTGTAACCAAGTTGATCGTCGATCGCTTGTCCGACCCCGGTTTTATCGTGATAAACAACCTCAGTGAATTTAAATTTCCTAGTAAAACGCACGAGCCTTCGGATCGATTCGGTGTAAGGCTGCCTGTGGAACCTCTGGAATCCGACGACGCGCCGTTTTTCAATATCAATCGCAAAGAACACGCAATAGTCCTGCGTCTTCGCCCAATCTGCCCCGATGACAACATTAGCTTTCGCGGCATCTTCGGAGAACCAGATTTGATCATCGCCGTATACGTCGAGCTCTTTTGTGTAGAGGCATTTACGGTAATCCGTAAAGACTGACCCTTCATCTTCAAACGCCGCTTCAAAATACTGGCGGAAAAGTCTCGCCGATAAGCTCTTCCTAGCCGCTTCGATGCTTTCCCTCGGTACTGTCGGGTTATCCATCGTCCTGGCTCGGATGAAGATCTTTTTCGGCGTCCTATTCTCAAATTTTGCCCTGGCCATCTCTTCCCTGGCTTCCATGCATTTACGGTAAAACCAGTTCTTTCCGAATGGAGTAGAAATGAAAAGCATGGGGCCACGGGTTACAGTCACCGTCGTCTTGGCCGCGTAATATGCCGCTTCCTTAATCTTTGCCGCTTCATCAAAAACGTATCCATTAATCCCGTAGCCTTCGAGGCTCTCGGGATTTTGAGCATGGTAAAACTGGATCATGCTATCGAGAGAGGGGACTAGGAGTTCGAGAGAGGACGTATTGCCTTTGATGTGAGGCTGCGGAGGCAGGATTTGTCTGCAATAATTGTAGCCGATTTTGCTTTGGGTATAGATCGGCGCTACCCACCGGAATATCTGTCTTGGTTTTGACATAACCCCAAGACTTTGAGCTGTCGCAGCCCCAAGAGTTTTTCCAAACTTTGTTCCACACGCGACCCAGATCTCTTCAATGCCTGGGTGCATATAGGCTTGCATGATCATCGCCTGTTTCGGCGAATGAGGCTTTGGCGGATCTAATATGATGACTGGCTGCGACATTTAGAAATTCGTTATGGCTCGTGGCGATCGGGAAAATAATTCCAATTATCGCAAAAGAACCCCAAGATAGGCTCTTCCAGTTTGTATACAAGGCCGTGATCTATCTTCAATCTATACTCAAATTCAAAAGTATGCAGTATTTCATGGATCAATGTTTTTATGGTTTCGTAACGACCAAGACCCTTTACGATCAGGATCTCTTTGTTGTCGTTATCGGCCATTCCGGTTGCTTTCTTGGCCCCTTCAATCGACTTTACGAATCTTACGTCCCAAACATTGTCACGGATCACAAGAGAGCTCGGGATGTCCTTTATGCGCCACATGACTCACCTCTCGTATGGAATTAGGATGGGAGTCAGTCCCCCATCAATGACGACGCCGCATCCTAGCCATGGCTTAAATTTTGAGTCCCGCCCGTAATGGAAAGCATAGGCATTGGGCTCAATCAATGAGCCAACATTCATGCCCCATCTTTTTCCCGAATCCGTAACAATATGGGCAATCCCGGCATTGGAATGAAGGTGACCAAAAACGACATTGAGACCCTTATCGATCGCCGCTTGTCTATATGCCGTGACTCCCGAATAGCCCACGCCATGGAACATATGGACTTGTGTTCTCTCCATTTTTATCAGCCAGTGATCCCGCCAGATCCATCCTTTGGGAGCTTCTAAAAGATCATGGTAAGCCTTGAGGAATTGAGACGGTATCCCGGCACTCGTAGCCTTCCTCGCCCATCTGTTTCCATGATTCGATGTCGCAAGGCGCATCTCGGGAAAAGCTTTGTACCAAGCTTTTAGTCGGCGCTTCGATTCTTGGAGTTCGCTTGTAGCTGTATGGGATGCATCGGGATCTTTATCCCACATTCCGCCCCAATATTGATCAACCTCATCCCCAACACAAAACATAGCATCTTTAGGGATTTTGAAGTCTTTGGCCACTCTTTGCACAAAAGGCAAAGCATGGACGGCCTCAAATGGTATTTGAAGGTCCGAGACAAAGAGAGCTCTTTGCACGTCTTACCCCCATGCTTTGTTTGTAAAATTTTAGGTGGTGGGTATATTGTACCAGCTTGCTAGAGTTGCGTCATATCACCTAAGTCCAGGAGCCGGGGGTTTTTAATCCTCGGCTTCATTTTCTTTAGTGATGAAGTTCTCTAGGGCTTCAATGTATGGAATAGCGAGATCAGCGTCTTCGATCCGCGGGAGCTCTACCAGATATCGACGCAGTATCCAAACTCGGAGCATCTCAGCAATGGCCATTTCGGGGATAATTCCGTACTTCTTCCAAAAACTCTTTTCGCCGATTTGATGGAGCTCCATGTGGCGCATTTGGTTTAGGGGAACGGTGCGGTAATCCGAAGGCTTGAGAGCCACTCCACCGCCGTGGTGATGAGTCCTTAGATGATGGGCCACAACACCATAATCAGTTCCCGTTACGAGGCAATGATGGCCCCTGACATACTGGAGATATGCTGCGCTCCTGGGTGTCTTCTTCTTCTCCATAGTCAATGGCCTTCTCTTTTGGTATTTCGTAATTTTCCCACAAAATATAGTCGAGCATTGCTATTAAAGGGCACTTAATTTCGGTCATTCATCGGCCTCCATCTTGGCCACGAGTAGTCGAAAAGACTTTCTCGCCGCTTGTGGTGAGAATGCTGGTTTGGACTCGAGCCCGCATTCGTGGCATTTGAATATCCAACCACCGTCGAAATCAAGCTCGGCATCTTCCAAGCAAATACAAGGCAAAAAGTCCCTCATTTTTTGTCCTCACGAAGAATGATGATGTCGCAATCGTGGGGCATTAAAAGGAGATGGACTCTGATTCTGCGGTAATCCAGCCATGTTTGTAATTGATCGCAGAGTTGATGGATCTTTGCGTCCGACATTTCCTCTCTTGGACGTAAAATAATCGCATCGCCCTGTCTGATCTGCATTGTTTCGATATCGCCGACTACTCCAGCTCCCATGCTTCGCCCTCCCCATCTAATATTGAAAACGATTAGGGAGCGGTTTGCAAAGTTTCGGGACTATTTTCTATGGTATCGGCCTCAATTACGGCCTGGAGTAAAGAGCCGTCAGGCTGAACCGTTGTTTTGTACACCATTACGTTTTGTTGAGTGACGACGTGAGTATGCTGATTTAAGTACGGAGATAAAGCGATTTTACAAGCTTCCAAGGCGATCTTTTTTTCGTCGTCTTCGATAAAACGACCAATCCTCCTGGCTGCTTTTTTTGCGTTATTCTCCATAATCTGCGCTGTGGTTTGCGTAATGTGTTCATACGCCAGGATGAAACCGCGTTTTTTCATCCTTTTCGCAATACTCGGATAGGTCATGCCGACCTTAGCCGCGATGTCTCGAGTCGTGAGCATCAGATCTTGGGATAGGAGATTGAGTATCTGCTTATCGACCACGTCGAGCTCGTATTCAATCATCAGCGATTCAATGGCTCTTTTGATTTCTACTTCAGTTTCCGGTTTCTTTTCTTTTTTGCGAGCCATGAATTACTACCGAGTGATATTTGCCTTCGTTATCGATATAGATTGCGCTTTCCCAAAAGCCCTGGACTATGAATTCCGCAACAGATTGCATTGTTCGACTGCGAAATACATGGATACGGTATCCGATATGCCTTCCTTGGAAAAACTCCCTACGTCCGAACCTATCTAAAATAGAAAAGATGCACCATTCCCCAATCTGTTTGACGAGGATATCTTGAGGTGGTTGCCACGGGATTTCAATTGTGAATATTTCATCCACAGGTAATCCACAAATAAGTGATGAGCAAACTTAAAACGCTCATCAATATGGGTTTCCAAAGAAGAATCATCACGACGGAACATGCTCATCGATCCACTCTATCGCGCTGCATTCTGGGTGACTATCGACATGGATCTTCCGAAACATCTCGATATTTTCGTAAATCGCAATAGACGTAAAGGGCTCCCTCCATTCTATCACGACCTTACCGCTAGGCATAACGATGCCTCTCAGAACCACCCCAACGCCGCTTATGCCTGATTCATCCGTCCACCGATTGAGCTGGAATCTTTTCAATGGCCATCCCTCCTAATAATGATCAATGCGAGCGTTACGACGCAAGCAATGGCCAAGAGTTGCGCCAGTGTCCAGTCTATCGGGGGCCTCCCCAATCATAGTGAGGCTCTTCAGACTTCGTGCGATATCTTTGTTCGCCGGATTCACCGAATGAAACCTCATCGGCCTGGATCTTAGTGGCGTACATTTTTTTGCCATCTTTTTCGTAAGAATCGGTGCGAATCTCGCCCCGTACCATCACCTTGCTACCGGCCCGAAGATGCTTTCCGCAGAGCTCGGCAGTCTTGCCCCAAGTGACGACCCGGTGGTTCTCAAAAACATCCTTAAACGTGCCGTCGCGGGTTTTGATGTTCTTTTTTGTTACGACAATCATATTGCAAACCGAGATTCCGCTTTGCGTATTCTTAAAATCTGGATCCTGGGAAAGAGTCCCATAAAGAGCGACGAAATTCATATTTAAAAAACCTTAGGTGAATTTGAAACCATAGTATCCCTTACGATTTTCTTATCAACGGCTTTTTTTAAAATTAGCAAAGACAACATTGTCAGCTCTATGGTTCTTTACCCAATCCCAAACGATGAAGATTCCCATGATCGGACTTGTTACGATAAAGAGCACGTAACCGACTAAGGCCACTATGAGGATCCCAAGATTGTAACCGTTGCGCCTCGCCTTACTTTCCACGTCCCCACTCCCCCATCTCTTTGAAAAAGTTTCTGACATCGTCCAAAGAGCGACAAACTCGCACCTCAACGCCATGGCCCTCAAGCCTGGAGATCCAGCTCTTTTGATTGTCGCTGAGCCTTCCTCGGGCCGTTTTGAGCTCGATGGCCCACGCCTTTCCATGTCTCTCTTTGGTGTAAAAAACTCCCATCAGATCTGGGAAACCAGCGAGGGAATTTTTGACCATGAAGGCGCCGCCACTGCTGACGATCCCGCCTAGATTCATGCGCCAATAAAAAATACGGTGGGCATC